TTTTGAACTATGCCTGCCACTTATGCTGCGTCCACAGAACTGGATGCTGTTAATCAAATATTAAGCTCCGTGGGACAGGCTCCTGTCACCACGCTTGATCTTCAGAACCCTGAAGTTGCTATTGTTCTCACCACTCTCCGCGAAGTCAACAAACAAGTTCAAGCTGAAGGTTGGAACTTTAACGTTGAGCGTGGTTATGAATTCACTCCTGATGCATCAACTAAGGAGATCAAATATCCTACTAATGTTCTTCAACTAGATACGAACACACCTAAGCATCGTGATGACTATCAACCAGTCAAACGTAATGGTAAGTTCTACGATAAGCTGAAGCACACCTATCAGTGGGATGACAAAATCGAAGCTGATGTAACTTGGCTATTCGAGTTTGAAGATGTTCCTCCTGCCATTCAACTCTACATTACTGCTCGTGCTGCACGTCTTGCCTCTAACAAGATGGTAGGAGACACAACTCTCTTCCAACTGCTGCAAGAGCAAGAGCTTCAAACCCGTGCTGCTGCTATTGAATACGATTGTAATCAAGCTGATTACAGTATCTTTGGTTGGAGAGATGGGGAGAACTACTACAATAACTATCAACCGTACCATGCGCTGATCAGATGAGCACATTGACCCAAAGGATCCCAACCCTTTTGCTTGGCATTTCTCAACAACCCGACAATCTTAAGTTCCCTGGTCAGGTAGTAGACGCTGATAACGTCTTTCCTGACTACGCCTTGGGGATGCTGAAGCGACCTGGCGGTAAGTTTGTAGGTAACCTTAAAGGTGCCTCAACTGCTGGCAAGTGGTTTTCGATCCTTAGGGACGCTAATGAAAAATACGTTGCTCAGTATGATGACAATGTGTTTCGTATCTGGAGTCTGCTAGACGGTAGTCCCCGTAAGGTAGAAATGGGTACCGCCGGTTCTGGTGGTATCCCTTCTGGCTGTAACTATGCAGATCTTCAAACAGATCTAGTAGCATACAACAATGCTGTTGATACTACGGAAGCTGAACTAGAAGATCTAAATGAGTTTGGAGCCACGTTTGCAGAAACCAGTGATGGGCAAACTGGTGTCCAGACTACTAACCTGGAAATCACTACTACCTACAACAACGATTATCAACAGACTGTAAAAACTGGTGTAGTGTACAGTGATGGTAAGTACGTTGTTACTAATAACGGAACTGTCATTGGTCAATACACTAACACTACCTTTGCTTCTGGATATGCTATTGGTGCAGATCGTACCGATGATTATCCACTGCTTAAACAGCAAGAGTTTAGAATTTATGAGCTGCTAATTACTGCTGCAGCTACCCACACTTCTGCTCAACTTACCACCGCTACTAACAATCTAGCAACTGCAGAAACAGATTACAGCAATGCTGTTACTGCTGAAGGTACTGCAGAAACTAATTACGATGACGAAGTAACTGATTGTGCTATTAGCTCTTTACCTAGCACTGAGTATTTATATGGTGCTACTGCTGATGACATTGAACTTCTGACTATTAACGACTACACCTTTGTCCTTAACAAGGATAAGACTGTAGCCATGAAGTCTACTACTAGTGCAGCTCTACCTAATCAAGCTTTTATTGTCATTAGTGTTGTTGCTTACAACTCGAACTATACCGTTACGCTAAACGGAACTAATTATACACACACGACTCCTGCTAACACCAGTGGTGGTACTACTGACGCTAGCACTATTGCGAGTGCTTTGGCTAGTACCCTAAATGGTATTAGCGGTATTACTGCTAACCAAGTTGGTCCTGGTATTTACGTTAGTGGTACAAGTGCATTTACTATTAGTACCACTGGTTCTGCTGCTGAGGAAGGTATTTATGTCTTCCAAGATCAGATCAACGTTACCGGTCGTCTGCCTAACCAGTGTCAAAACGGTTATGTTGTCAAAGTCTACAACAGTGATATTGTAGATGCTGATGACATGTGGGTTGAATTTCAAACTACAGATAACGCCACATCTGGTCCTGGTGTGTGGGAAGAAACTGTTGAACCTGGGTTGCAGTTTGAACTAGATGAGAAGACGTTGCCTCATCAATTGGTACGTCAGGCAGATGGTTCATTCAAATACGAATCAGTAGACTGGACTGATCGTTTGGTCGGTGATGATACCACTAACCCTCTGCCTAGTTTTATAGGACAAAAAATTAAGCACATTTTCTTCTACCGTAACCGTCTAGGTTTCCTGGCTAAGGAGAACATCATCCTCAGTAAAGCTGGTGATTACTTCAACTTCTTTGCAGGCTCTGCACAGTTGGTAGCAGCTGATGATCCTATTGACATTACAGCTACCTCTAGAACTCCTGTCAACCTGACTTACGTCCAAACAGTTGCTGTTGGTCTTGTGTTGTTTAGTCAGAACGAGCAGTTCCTGCTGTCTACGGACGCTGATATTCTCGGTCCTACTACAGCTAAGATCAACACTTTGAGTAACTATGAGTGCGATGAAAGCCTAGAAGCTGTATCTCTTGGTACTACACTTGGCTTCGTCTCTAAAACTCTATTGTGGTCTCGTGTGTATGAACTAGGTAATATCCGTAAAGAAGCTCCTGCTGAAGCAAATGAGATTAGCAACAACGTTGCTGAATTTATTCCTTCAGACATCAATAGCTTTATTTCTTCACCTGCTTTGTCGATCCTTTCGTTCGGTAAAACAGGTTCTAGTACACTTTATCAATACCGTTTCTATCAAGTTGGTAATGAAAGACTTGCTAATACTTGGTATAAATGGACTTTAACTGGTAATCTTCGTGAACAATTCTTCGATGAGACTACCTTTTATGCTGTGTGTGATGACGGTACTAATGTATTTGTTCAGTCTTATGATCTGACTCAAGCTAGTGAAGAAGGTTTCTTGACCTTGCCTACTGGTGAAAAGACAGATATTTGTCTGGATATGTTCAATGTCAATCCCCGTAGGAGCTACGATACTTCTACTAAGAAGACCCGTGTTTACTTACCTTACGATCACATCTCTGGTAAGACATTTAGGATTCTTCTACTCGGTGGTTACATTGGAGAAACTATTACTGCAGATGAATCAATCGGTTTGATTCCCGATAACCTGACAGTCGCTGGCTCTGCTGGTGCATATTATGTCGATGTAAACGGTGACTACAGGGGAAGGAATCTTATTATTGGTTACATTTATAACATGAGTATTGAGTTGCCTAAATTCTACTTCGGTAGAACTGAAGGTAAACAGCATGTTACTGACTCAACTGCAGATCTCATTATCCACAGACTTAAAGTAAATACCGGACTGAGTGGTCCTGTTACTTACAGCGTAGATATTACTGGTAGAAGTGATTGGCAAAATGTAGTAAACGTTACATTACCTAATACTTATAACTTAGGTAACGTTAACCTATCTGCATCTGCTGAGCATATTATTCCTATCTTCCAACGTAATACCAACTTAAAAATCACCATCAAAGGTGATACTGCATTCCCAGTCAGCCTTAACAGCATGTCCTGGGAAGGTAACTACAACACCCGATTCTATCGTAGATCCTAATGCCTGTTTCCACCCCTAGTTTTACAGTCAGACCTGCTACTATTGACGACATACCTGTTGTCCTTGATAACTTGATAGACAATAGTTTAGAAGATCTACTTCGATATAAAATCAATCCAGTGTTAAGCCTTGCTCTCGATATGGAGAATAGTAAGGCTTACTTGGCTTTAACTCAAGACAATGAACCAGCGGCACTGTTTGGTTTTGAATCGGACTGCTTCTGGATGCATATGTGCAGAGGCATGGAAGAGCATCCAGTGGCTTTTATGAAGTTTGCTAAACGTTGGTTTAAAAGCCATGCGCCAAAATTCCTCTGGAACCAAACTGGTATTGAGTACACTCAAGCTATAAAAATGGCTAAGTTTTTTGGCTTTAAAATTTTAAGGGTATTTCCTAGTACTCTGACTAATACTTATCTCGTTGAAATGGCAAACGTATGGACTTCTTAAGCGCAGGTCTGGGTATTATGAGTATGGCTGGCTCCATCATGGGGTCCAACTCTAAAGCTGCTCAACAAGCTGCGTCACTCGAATACTCAAATACTCTAAACAGGCACAAAACAGATCTTATTAACAAATACCGTCAACGTGCGCATGAGCGTAGGGTTGACCGTGTAAGGGATCAATTAAAAGAAAACTTCTCTGCAGCTAACGCCTCTTGGCAGACTGAACAAGCACGTTTTATTGAACAAATGCTTGGGTTTAGTTTCCAACAGGCTGACATGACTAAACAGCTTTTAGAAGCTGAAGGTTATGCAGCTGCAACTGAAACGTATGGTAGGAGTGCAGATCGAGCTATTGCTCTTCAAACCTTGGGCGACTACGGTCGCAGCAATGCAAGGTTCTTGGAAAGCGTATCAAGTGCACACCGGCAATCTGGTCGTAACATGGCACAGATTAGTGGTCAGTTCCAACAAGCAGATACACAAGCTATGGGTACTATTTACGAAGCACCTATGCCTGAAATGCATGTTGGTAAATATCAGCCTAAGTCTGGTGGTCTTAACACTGCTCTTACTATTATGAATGGTTTGTCTGCTGGTTTGAATACCGCATTCCAGGCAGATAAGATGTTTGATTTTTCCTAAGGGAGTTTAAAATTGGCAGCACCAAGAATTAGCCCGTATCAGTTTCAAGGGTTTACGAACCAAACTGCATACAATCCATTACAACTACCTGATCCTAGCAGACTTGCTGAATCCAACATTGCAGGGTTGAAAGACACGTTTAATCAGTTGGAAAGGGAGGGAGTTAAAAAATTTTTAGATGACGATAATTATGCAAAACTTGCAAAACTTATCCCATCTATGACTAAAGTTATTCTCTCTACAGGGGAATACGTCAAAGGTGAGCAGGAATCCTGGGCAGAAGAGCAGTATTATAAAAACGAAGAAGCTCGCTTAACAGCTGAATCAGAGTATGAAACTAAGATTCAGTCTACTAGTGAAGAAGCTCACCAACAAGAATTGAATGCTGCCCAACAGGCTGCAGCTCAAGGTGGTGACATGAGTCACGTTGAGTTCCTGCAGAACCTGTCAGGACATTCTTATCGTAAATACTCAGAGCTTTACCTGGGTTCTCTTGGTCAGTCCTACGATCCGTGGATGGAGGATCAATTAACGACCAACGATGCAGAAATTGAACTGCCCGGTGGTACAGTTAAAATTAACGATCCTAATCACACTCCACAGATCCGCAGGGCTGTTCGCTCATACCTGCGTCAAGAGTTCTTTAAACAGAAGGGTCTTAATTTAGCACACCCTGGTGCTAAGTCTAAGTTTGCTTACAGAATTATTGATCAAACTGAAGCTACTCGTGACAAGGCATTTGTCAAACAGTACAACATCCAACGTAGTTACGAAGTACAACGTAACGCTGAGCAGTATATTGATGACGGTGATTATCAAACCGCTATCAATACTGTGATCCCTACCTATGATGACAAAGGTAATCGTTTGGGTGCAGCCGGTTCTTTAGATTGGTTGGAAGATTCTTTGGAATCCCGTGCAGCAGCTGGTTTACCAGTTAATATGCAAGCACTGTACAACATGCCTATCTCTAAAGAACGTGCTGGTAAAGAGGGTGAAGTTTTCGGTACGTTTAATTCACGTCGGTATAACGAAATTGCTACGGCTGTTCGTAAGGCTGAACGTGAATACACGTCCGGTAAGATGAAGGATGGA